AGGACCCAGAGGCCGGCATGAGCGTGCCGCGATGACGGAGAGCCACCGATGAGCACCTTCGACGACGACATCCACACGCACGACACTCGGCTCGTCGGGCTGTACGTCGGCTACGTGACGAAGCGCGACGACGAGGAGCAGCTCGGGCGCGTGCGCGTCTGCATCCCCGGCGTGCTCGAGCCGGAGAGCGCGTGGGCCTGGCCACTCGGCACGGGCGGCGGCGGCTCGAAGGACCGCGGCCTCTTCGCCGTTCCCGAGGAGGGAGCGGAGGTCGCGGTGTTCTTCAACCAGGGGAACGTCGAGGCGCCGTACTACCTGGCCGCGCACTGGGGGAAGCCGAACGGCGAAAGCGAAGTGCCCGAGGAGGCGCAGAAGACGCCTCCGGACAACCGCGTCTTCGCGACGCAGACCTTCCGCATCGAGCTCGACGAGTCGAAGGACAGCCGGAAGCTCAAGCTCACCAACAAGAAGACCGGCGACCACCTCATCTTCGACGCCGAGGAGAACACGGTCACGCTCGAGGCGACGACGGCGCTCACGCTGCGCGCGGTCGGCGCCATCTCGCTCGAGGCCACGCAGGTCACGATCGCCGGGCGGGTGGTCCGCCCCATCGCCGAGCCCATCTGAGGAGGACGCCGTGGCGCTGCCCATCTGCCTCGAGATTCCGGAGATCCCCGACCCGCTGTCCATCACGCTGCCGGGCGGCGTGACGATGCAGCAGATCAACCTGATGCAGGCCATTCAGCCGGCGCTCACACCGCTGATGCCGCTGTTCGACATCATCGACACCGTGGTGGCCGTCTTCAACTGCGTGAAGGCCATCCCGGACTCGCTCGGCCCGCCTCCCGACCCGACCGCGCTCGCAGCGTGCATCCCGGAGCTGGCCGAGAAGGTGGCGAAGCTCTTGCGGCTCATCCCGCAGCTGTCGCTGCCGTACACCATCATCGGCATCATCGACCTCGTCATCGACACGCTCCGGCAGGCGCGCAGTCAGCTCATGCACCTGCAGCAGCAGATGCAGCAGATCCTCGGCGCCATCGACCGCGCGACCGAGCTCGAGGACGCGGGCCTGATGGCCATCACGAGCTGCGCCCAGGCGAACGTGGCGCAGGAGGCGGCCAACGTCGGCAAGTCGCTCGCGAGCCTCGGCAAGCTCATCGGCATCCTGAACATCTTCCTCGGCATCGTGGGTGGGCCCGAGGTGCCGGACCTCTCGAACCTCGCCGGGCGTCCGCTCGACGACGTCATCCCGCCCATCGACGCGATCATCGAGGCCCTGCAGACCGTGCGCAGCGCGGTGCCGGTGCCGTGAGGAGACGAGCATGAGCCAGCAGCCGCAGAACCTCCTCATCCCGTTCCGCCGCGACAAGAAGCGCGACTTCGCCGTGGGCAGCGGCGAGGCGTTGCTCGCGTCCAAGGTGCGCCAAGCGCTGCTCACCGAGGGCGCCACGGCGCGCTCCTCGGGCGAGCTTCCCTGGCGGACGAACTTCGGGGCGGGCCTCGCGCTCCTGCGCCACCAGCGCAACGACGCGGCCCTCAAAGAGCTGGCCCGCGTCTACGTGCGCGACGCCCTCAAGCGCTGGGTGCCCGGCGCCCAGCTCGTCAGCCTGAGCGTCGAGCAGGACGGGCCAGCCCTCACGCTTCGCGTGCGGGTGCGCGAGCGGGACGTGGCGGCGGCCGTGGCCGTGTCCTTCGAGCGCTGACCGTCTGGGGCCGGGTCCCCGAGAGCCGAGGCTCGACGGCTTTGCCTCCACGGAGGCTTACCGCCGTGGCCACGCTGCCCGAGTCCGTCGACTACACCGACAAGGATTTCGACGCCCTTCGGGCGCGGCTGATCGCGCTCGTGAAGAGCGTCTTCCCGGACTGGACGGACTTCGACGTCGCGAGCTTCGGGAACCTGCTGGTCGAGCTCTACGCGTTCGTCGGCGACGTGCTCACGTTCTACCAGGACAACCTCGCTCGCGAGTCGCGCCTTGTGACCGCCACGCAGCGCAAGAGCGTGATGGCCCTCGCGAAGATGCTCGGCTACCGGCTGCAGGGCGCGCAGGCCGCGACCGCGGACGTCCTCGTGCAGCTCGCACGCCCTCCGGCCGCGAGCGTCACCATCCCGGCCGGCACCGTGCTGCGCACGCAGGAGGTCACCGAGCCGGTCCGCTTCCAGCTGCTCACGCCCGCGGTCATCGCCCCGGGCGCCGACCCGCCCCGCGTCGTCGCCGTGGTCGAGAACTCGAAGACGTACACCCAGCTCTTCGACGCGCGCGGGCTCGCCGACCTCGAGCTGCACCTCGACTACGCTCCGTACCTCGACGGCTCCGCGCTCGTGACCACGCCGCAGGGCGCGTTCACCGAGGTCGACAGCTTCCTCGACTCGCGGGCCAACGACCGCCACTTCGTCGTGGCCGTCGACCAGAACGACCGCGCCACGCTGCGCTTCGGCAACGGCGTGAGCGGCATGCCCCCGAGCGGCACGGTCTCGGTCACCTACAAGACGGGCGGCGGCAGCGTCGGGAACGTCGACGCCGACCGCATCGTCGTCATCGAGGGGGCCTTCAAGGATGCGTACGGCAACCCGGTGCAGGCCTCCGTCCGCAACCCGCTGCCCGCCTCGGGCGGCGCGGATCGCCAGACGGTGGCCTCCGCGAAGCTGCTCGCCCCGGAGAGCCTGCGCGCGCTCACGCGCACGGTCGCGAGGGAGGACTTCGAGATCAACGCGCGCAGGCTCCCGAGCGTCGCGCGGGCGCTGATGCTCACCTCGAACGAGGACCCGACCATCGCGGAGAACACGGGCATCCTCTACGTGATCCCGCAGTCGACGGCAGGAGCGGCAGTGCCGACGCCCGCGCTCAAGAACCTGGTGCTGCGGCAGGTCACCGAGGTCTACCCGTGCACGCTGACGTTCCAGGTGAGCGTGCAGGACCCGGTCTACCGAGTCGTCGATGTCGCTGCGCGCCTCTTCCTGCGACAGGGCTTCGCCGGCAGCGACGTCCGTGACCGGGTGCGCGCGAATCTCGCGAGCTACTTCCGCGTCAGCGAGCAGGACGGCACGCCCAACCCGCTCGTCGACTTCGGCTTCAACATCAAGGACGCCGAGGGGAACGCGGTTGGCGAGATCGCCTGGTCGGATCTCTTCAACGTTATCCGCGACACGCCGGGCGTGCGCAAGATGGGCGACGCGCGCCTCGACCTGACGCTCAACGGCCTGCCCGCCGATGTGAAGCTGAACGTGCGCGAGTTCCCGGTGCTCGGCACCGTGACCCTCCGCAACGGCGACACGGGGGAGCTGCTCTGATGGCGCTCCTCAACCCGAGCTTCGAAGACGAGGGTGCGTTGCCCGGCGAGGCCGAGCACTGGACGCTCACCGCCGTGACCAGCATCGAGGTGCTCGCCGGCTTCGGCGCCGCGCCCGAGGACGCCTGGGAGGACTTCGAGCGCTGGTTCGCGCTGCTCGCGTCGCTCGACGACGTGACCGTGGTGCTCGCGTTCTTCGACAGCGCGCTCAAGGGCTACGAGGAGTTCGACAGCGGCTGGGCCAACGCGGTCTACCTCTACGAGCTGCCGCCCGCGCAGCTCGTCACGTGCGCCTTCGGCGGCGGCGCCGTCGAGGCCTGCGAGACGGGCTGGAGCAACGTGCCGTACCTGCGCGACTGGGCGTTGGTGACGGCCGCGACGGGCGTGTTCGACGGCGAGCCGCGCGAGGACTTCGAGGACCAGTGGCGCTCGAACCAGAGCTACGCGTGGACGTGGGCCGCGGTGACGGCGAGCACCGCGCTGTTCGACGGAGGCGTGCAGGCCGTCGAGGACTTCAACAACGCCTGGACGAACATGACCACCCTCTGAGGAGTGACCGATGGCCGAAGCAGACTGGACGTACCTGAACGACGGGCTCGACATCGCGACGGTGGATCGCGGCGTGACCGCGGGCATCGCTCGACCCCCGGGCGGCGGGAGCTTCCTCTACGCCTTCAACTCGCTCGCGGCCGTCGATGGCGCGGTAGCCCTGTTCGCGAACCTCGCGAGCTTCGCTCCAATGGCGAAGGGTGGCTCCATTCGCGGCGTCGTTCAGCGCGGCCCTGGCGGCGGACCCACGGGCTTCTCGCCGTTCCTGTTCCTCTGCTGCCAGGGCAACTCCGTCAACGACAGCGCGTACCTGCTCGGGCTGTCGGACGACGACCCGCACCGCATCGTGCTGCGCAAGGGCGCCGTCACGGTGGGGCTGCCGAACGCCGATGGTCCCGGCGTGCTGCTCAAGTCGGCGGCGAGCTTCGCGCAGGCGACCTGGGTGCATCTGCGGCTCGACGTCATCGTGAACACGAACGGCGACGTCGTGCTCAAGGTCTTCCAGAACGACCTTGCGGCGCACGCCCTCGGCACGCCGCCCGACTGGCAGCCGGTCTCCGGGATGGTCGAGTTCATCGACGACCACCTCGGCATCAACTCCGGCAGTCAGCCGCTCACCTCGGGGCGCGGCGGCTTCGGCTGCTCCGTGAAGGACGTGACGCGGCGCTCGTACTTCGACCACGTCGAGCTGTTCCGGCAGGTGTGAGGCGATGGGGCTCACCGCGTTCACGAGCCGACTCGGGCGAGGCCAGGGACGCCTGCTCAGCTCGAAGGCGACCGGAGGCGACTACGCCTTCGTGCTCGGCGAGGACGAGCCGGGGCGCTTCTTCGAACTCGGTCTCGGCGACCACACGGAGGTGACGCAGTCGACGGACCTCACGGGCGTGAAGCTGGTGCGAGCGCTGCTTCGCCTTCGGGTGCCGGCGAGCACGCCCGCGGGCCTTGCGTGGGAGGCCTCCCTCGTTGTCGACGGCACCGCGCTCGCACGCATGCGCGCGAAGCCGGGCCGGGAGCGACTCGTCACTGACCTCGCTGCCAACGTCTCGAAGCTGTCGGGCGTGCACACCGTAGGCGTGCGCCTCGAGCTGGTGACCGCATGAGGGCCCCGGCATGAGCACGCTCGAGCTTCCCGCGCTCTACGTCGACAGCGTCGCGCTCCTCGTGAGCACGCCGCGGCTGGTGGTCGTGAACCGCGATCCGAGCCCGGGCGAGGCAGGAGTGCCCGTCGACGCGACGCTCGCCTTGGAGCTGGTCGACACCGGCGCGGACGGCGTGAACCGAGCCAGTGTCCACGTCTGGGTCGACGGGGTGCTGGCCTTCGACGGCGGCGCGCTGCCGGAGATCACCGCCGCCTTTGCCGGCCCGCTCGCCGGTGCCACGCAGACGGCGGACACGCTTCGCGTCGTGCTGCATCCGGTCGTCCCGATGGCGAGCCTCGCCACGGTCTCCGTGCGCGTGGCTGGGCAGACGGTGGGTGCCGCCGCCTCCGTCGACGAGGTGTACTCGTTCGTCGTTGAGGACCGCACGGCGCCGCGGGTCGTCGGAGCGCAGGCGCTCGCGCAGAAGACCGTTCGCGTCGCCTTCGACGAGCCCGTCCTGCTCCCCGGCGGCTCGAGCTTCGTCCTGACACCGAAGGCAGCGCCGGCTGTGCCGGTGGCCGTCGTCGCTTCGGCCATCGACGGCAGCGTCGTGCTGCTCACGCTCGACACCGAGATGACCCCGGACGTCGTGCACGAGGTCGTGGCGCTCGGCGTCACGGACCTGTTCGGCAACGTCGTCCTCGCACCCTACGACCGCGCGACGTTCACCGGGTTCCGCCCTGCGCGACCGCAGACGCGTCGCTTCGAACTCTGGAGGATGCTCCCGAAGCACAACCGCCGCGACGATCAGACCGGGGACCTTTTCCGGTTCATCGCCTGCATGCAGGAGGTGACGGACCTGCTGCTGGCCGACGTGGATCGCTGGCCCGACATCTTCGATCTCGAGCGCGCGCCTGAGAGCTTCCTCGACCTCATCCTCCGCGACCTCGGCAACCCGTTCCCGTTCGAGCTCGACACCATGGGGAAGCGCCGACTCGCGTCGGTGCTCGTCGAGATGTACCGGCAGAAGGGGACGGCGAAGGGCATCCAGAACGCGATCCGCTTCTTCCTCGGCATCGACATCTCGGCCATCTCGCCGTTCAACGCTGACACGCTCACCCTCGGCGAGTCCGAGCTGGGCATCGACTGGGTCCTCGGGCCCTCGGACCGCTTCGCCCGGTACGCCTTCAACGTCGAGGTCGCGCGCATCCTGGCCGATCGCGAGCGCCGGCAGCTCCGCGCCATCGTCGAGTACCTCAAGCCCGCGCACACCCACTTCGTCGACCTGGTCGAGCCGCTCCCGCCCATCCTGCCGAACCACTGGGAGCTGGGTCTCAGCGACCTGGGGGAGACCACGGACCTGCACTGAACCCCGGAGCGCTACTTCACGTTCAACAGGTGCAAGGTCTTGCCCCGCCGGTGTGCAGCGAGCTTCCAGAGAAGCAGCTGCTCAACGTGAAGTCGGAAGCGCCGGGCCAGTGACGCAGGTGCGTCCGTCGCGCCCTCGCTGTCGAACCAGATCGGGTACGCAGCGACGTGCAGGGTCTGCCAGGTCGCACCGGACTCCGCGGCCCACGCGCGATGGGAATGTCCCCCAGAGTGCCCGGACAGACCGAGGTTGGCCGAGCGCTCGAAGTCGTACCACCTGCGCTTCAGGTACGCGCCCTCGCCGACATACACCACGGCGTCGTCCAGGAAGTCGGCTGAGCCCGAGGGCGCGGTGTTTGCGAAGTGCGCGAGGATGTAGACCCCGCCGTACTCATGAACGAGCCCTCCGTGGCCGTCCGGCATCGTCAGCCGATCAGACCATGGAAACCAAGGCGTGAAGTCTCCGACGACGTTCGGCTCTGGAGCGTCTGCGTCGAGGCGTGTTCGCGAACCCATCTCGTAAGGATATCGCGGTGTCCCCCGGAGCCAGCATCGGTTGCTTTGCCTCACCGGAGGGCCCCGTGCGCTCCGAGGCAAGGACATGGCCGATCGCGTCGACTTCTACTTCCGCCAGCGCGTTACCGAGGCCGAGCTCGACCTCGCGTTCGCCTTGCTCGAGAAGGCCGACCGGGACCTCGCCGCGGACCTGAACATCTACGGCATCGTCGCGGGTGCTGTCCCCGCGCCGCACTCGCCGGTACCGGACCTCACGGTCGACCTGACCGCACCGGCGCGCGCCTACGACAACCTCGGCCAGCGCATGTTCTTCGGCACCGGCCAGACGGTGGACTGCGCCGTCGACCTCGTCGGCATCCCGACCGACGTTGCGACGGTCGGCAACGAGCGCTGGCTCGGCATCTTCCTCCGCTTCAAGCGGCTGCTCTCCGACCCCCGCACGGACGGCAACTCGCAGCAGGTGTTCTTCCGGCGTGACGAGTCGTTCGAGCTGGTGGTCCGGCAGGCGCCCGAGGGCGCCATCGGCGTCGCGCCCAAGGCGGCGCTGCAGGCCGACGAGCTGCTGCTCTGCGACGTGCGGCGACGCCCCGGGCAGACGCAGATCCTCGTCGCCGACCTCGACACCTCGCGACGGCAGGCCTTCATCTTCGCGCAGGGCTCCTCGGTCTCCGTCGTGACGGGGGCTTGGAGCATCCTCGCCCCGCTCGCGGCTACGGTGCAGGCCTCGCTCGACGAGGTGGACGCGGAGCTGCGCGACCACTTCACCGCGGCGGCACGACGGCACGCCGCGACCGCCGTCGAGTACGTTGCGCACGGCTTCGTCGGCGCCGCCAACGTGCAGGCGGCCATCGACGAGGTCGTCGATGACCTCACGACCGGCGCCGTGGGCTCGTCCGGTGCCACCCGCGTCGGCGTCGACGCGTCGGCCGGTGCTCCGAACGCGCTGGCCGCTGGCACTGTGAAGACGCAGCTCGCCGCGCTCCTCGGCTTCCTGAACACGCACATGAGCGCTGCGACGGGGGCGCACGCAGCCAGCGCCATCGCCGCGACGGCGCACAACAACATCGCGGGCATCAACGTGCAGTCGCAGCTGCAGGAGATCGTCACCGACCTCCTTGCGACGGGCGCCTCGGCTCCGGGCGTGGGCCTCGTGGGCGTCGACGCCATCGCCGGCGCGCCCACGGCCATCGGTGCGGGCACGCTGCGAGCGGCTCTCGTGACGCTGCTCGGCGGCCTCAACGGCCACGTGAGCCAGGCCGCGGGCGCCCACGCGGCGACGGCCATCTCCGTCGCCGACGCCGGCAACAACCTCAACGCCGTGAACGTCGAGACCTCGCTCGCCGAGATCCTGGACGCCGTCGAGGGCGACCACTTCCGCGGCAACGAGGCGAACCCCGGCCAGCACCGAACGATCCGGCAGCCCGCGCTCGGCGGGTCGAAGGCACTCATCCTCGACTCGAATGCGTCGGGCACCGCGCCTACGCACCTGCGCATCTACGCGGACAGCGACTCCGTCTGGTTCACGCTGAACGCGTCGTGGAACGGCGCCGGCTGGACGCGCGACAGCACGCTCTACAACTCGGCGGCCTTCCGCTTCGGTCGCAACTCGCTCGAGTTCCTCCACGACTTCAACAACGAGGCGACGTTCACGACGTGGGATCGCTCGTGGAATCTGCCGATGAGCAGCACCACGAACTCGGCGTTCGAGCTGACGGGCAGCGTCCAGGAGGTTGGCCGACTCGGGATGGAGTACTCGAACGCCGACACCGCCTCGCGCACGCTCGCGGGCGGCGGCGCGACGAACTTCCGCAACCGCTTCCCGGCGTCGCCGTCGTCGATCACGTTCTCGTCGCTCAGCCAGTCGAGCGGCTTCACGGGCAACCCGTCGACGTTCACCGTCGATCGCGATGGGTTCGGCTACTTCAGCTACCAGACCATCCCCGCGCTCGGAACGGTCTGGTGGTTCGGCACGTACACGGCGGTCGCCTGAGGAGGCCTCGATGTCGATCCACGAGCTGAACGCCACCGAGGTCCTTCAACGCTGCGGCAAGTGCGCCGCCGAGAACCGCATCGTGCTCGACTCGCTCGAGGTCGGAGTCGCGCGCGACGACCAGACCGACGCGGCCGTCGTGCCTCTCCCCGCGTGCCCGACGTGTCGCTCGACGGAGTATCTGCTTCGCTCGCCGGATGACGAGCCCGCACACCCAGCGCCGGGCAGCTTCGGACACCTCCATCGCATGCTCGTCGACGGCGTCCACGCCGAGCTGGTGAAGCGCAAGAAGGTCATCCCGCCGCTCAAGGACAAGCAAGGGCGAGTCGACGCGAAGCTCGCCAAGCCGGTCGCCGCCGAGGACGTCGCGCGCTGGTTTCCGCGGGGGCTGAAGATCGAAACGCGTCTCCCCGAGGCCGCCCGCGTGAAGGAGCCCGGGCAGTGAGCGGGCTCGTCGTTCGCGCCGTCGCGACCAGCGCGCCGGACAGCGTGCCCGTCCGGACCTTCCTCGAGGACGGCACCGCGCGCTTCGTATCGAAGGGCAAGCGAACGCGCACGACCGAGCTCGTCATCCACGAGACCGTCACGCGCAGCGTCGATTCGACGATCGCCGTGCTGATGAAGCGCGGGCTCAGCGTGCATCTCGTCCTCGGGCCGGACGGCGAACTGACCCAGCACGGCGACCTCGCGAACGACGTGCTCTGGCATGCGGGGCCCGCGCACAACGGCCCGTCGTTCGGCGTGGAGGTCGTGAACCCGTACTACCCGCGGCTGCTCCGCAAGGGACTCCCGTGGGAGCGGAGCATCAAGGCGCCGTGGGCACACGAGGGGCAGTACGTGCTGCCGACGCCCGCCCAGGCCGAGGCGGTGGCCTCGCTCGTGCGGTGGGCGACGAGTGCGCCGGCGCCGGGCCTCGAGGTCCCGCGCCGCTGGCCGGGGCTGCGTGCCGGGAACTTCCAGCTCGGGCCGCTCGCCGAGGCAAGCAAGGCGCTGCCCGGCGTGCTCGCGCACCACTACTTCGGACACGCCGACGGCGCGTGGCTGGTCCTCTACGCATGGCTGCGTCTCGAGGCCGGGCTCGCTCCGAACGTCGCGTTCGAGGAGGCGGTACGGCGCGCGACGGGCGCGCGACGTGCCGTTGACGTTCGAGACCTGCTTCCCGCCACGCCCGTGGCCTGACGACGAGGAGAACGACATGAACGAGTTCAGCACCATCGCGACGTGGCTTCAGGCGACCGGCCCTTACGGGCTTGTGGCGGTCCTCGGCTGGGCCTTCTGGCGCATCAACGAGAAGAAGGACGCCGCGCTCCGCGAGCTGTTCGACAAGGTCGCGGAGATGGGCCGCGGGCAGACGGAGGCCGTCACCAAGGTCGAGGCCGCGCTCGTCGCGCTCAAGGACGCGATCGAGGACCTGCACGACAAGGCGGCGTGATGAACCCGCAGGCCTCGCCGCCCGCGCGTCGCTTCGTCGACGAGGCCACGCTCCGTGCCGCCGCCGTCGAGGCGGCGCGCTTCGCCTGCAACGGAGCCGCAGGTCGCGTGCTCGGCGACCCCGTGTTCGAGCTCGTCACCGAGGGGCGCAACCGCTGGAAGGGCTACTCGGCCTGCGGCGACCTCGCGCACTACGTGCTGCGTGAGCTGGGCTTCCGCGACGAGCGCATCCTCAATCGCGACGACGACGGCGGTCGCGCGCCGTGGCAGAGCGGCACGAACCTCTCGCGGCTCGTCTTCGCGACCGGCGAAGCGTTCGTCTGGGCGAAGCGCGACCTACGACCGAGGCCCGGCGACATCCTGTACCTCGCACCGCCCGAGCATGTCTGCGTGCTCGAGCGACTCGACGAGGAGCACGGCCGCGTCGCGACCTTCGACTACGGGCTCTGGGACAGCAGCGTCAACAAGCCCGCGGGACGCGCCCGCGAGACGAGCTTCGGCGTCGGTGCCACCGCGCTCCGGGTCGGTGCCCGCGTGCTGCGTGGCTGGCTGGATCTGGCGAGGCTCCCCGGGCTTCTCGCGAGGTAACGCGCAGTTCCGTTGGCGAGGTCGATTCTCGCTTCTTCGCCTTGGATAGCCCGCAGAAGGAAGCCTGTATGTCCCTCGCGAACGGGGCGCATTCACGGACCACCCCGAAGCGGAGCACGACGATGAAGGTGAGCGAGCTGATCGAGCTGCTGCAGGACCAGGACCCCGACGCCGAGGTGATGATCATGAGCCAGGAGAGCTGGCCCTTCGAGAACGCCGTCGCCGGCGTCGCGGTGCGCGAGGAGTTCGTCGACGACGACGACGAGGACTGCGAAGACGACGAGCGCGAGGAGCCCCGCTACGAGAAGGGCACCGCGGCGAACGACGTCTTCCTCGTCGAGGGCCAGCAGCTTCGCTACGGCTCGAAGGCCGCGTGGCGAGTCGCCTCGCGCTGAGTGGAGCAGCGAGGTCGATTCTTCGCGGAACGACCTTGCTAGCCCCGCGAACGGAAGCCTGTATGTCCCGCATGAAGCGCGAGCGATCAGCCAGCGACAGCAAGGTCATCGAGGACATCGCGAAGCAGCATCTCGGGCTCTCGACGCTCGAGACGCGCCGCTCGGACAGCCTCGACTTCCACGACCTCGCGGTGTGGCAGCTGCGCGCCGCGCTCGAGGCCGCGTACCGGGCGGGGCTCGCCGCCACGAAGAAGGAGGAGCGATGAAGGTCATCGGCGCAACGACGACGTACGTCGGCAGCGAGATCCCCGGGTTCAACGGGCAGCGCGTGCGCATCTTCGGCGTGATGCGCGGCGCCCTGCGCCCCGACGTGAACGTCGACGCGGACGACTACTTCCTCACGGACGACGAGGTCCTCGCACGACTCGGCGGCGTGACGAAACTCGATCGCCTCGACGTCGCGCACGTGCGCGCAGACGGGAGCGCGAGCTTCGTGCACTGCGACCCGCGCGCGATCGATCTCGAGTGCTTCGTCGACTTGAAGGACTGACGACGAGCTGACCGACAGAGCGCTCCATCGCGGAGCGCAGCCCGACACGCGAGCCAGGGCCCGCGCGTGAAGGGTGACGTGTACCCGGCGCCCGACGAGGAGACGGACCATGAGCAACCGAAACAAGCGAACCAGGAACGAGCTCGAGCGACTGCGCCTGCCGGAGCTGCAGGCGCGATTCCGCGAGGTGGTGGGCGAGACGTCGCGGAGCCCGAACCGGAAGTTCCTCATCCGGCGCATCGAGGAGACGCTCGCCGCCCGAGCGGAGCAGCCGGCCGCGCCCGAGAGCCCGCCGCCCGCGGTCGAGACGCCCGCCGAGGAGAGCGCCGCGGACGACGCCGGCGCGGGCACGGCGACGCACGTGAGGGGGCGCTTCACGTCGATGAGCATCGAGGAGCTGCAGGCGAAGTACCTCGAGGCGGTCGGCCGCGCGACGGGCAGCGACGACCGCCGCTACCTCATCTGGAAGATCCGCGAGGCCGAGAAGGGCCGCATCCCGGTCGGCCCGCGCAAGACCCGCGAGCGCAACGGCGAGCCCGTCGACGTGAAGATCCTCCCGCTGCGACTCGAGGCCGAGGTCGTCGAGCGCATGGACGAGGCGTGGCGGACCCGCGGCATCAAGAACCGCATGGAGTTCTTCCGCCGCGCGCTCGGCCACTACCTCTCGCACCTGGGCGCCGATGAGGCCGCAGCGCTCTTCACGAATGCGGGCGCAGCCAGCGCGTGAAGGGCACCGAGATCCGGGGGGCGTCGCGGTGGCACGGAGGCCGCGACGCCCCAAGTCCGCGGAAGGTCGCGCCTATTCCAAGTACCTGAAAATACATCAGAAAGAGCCGTGTTCGGCCTTGCTAGGGGCGCGAACGGAAGCCTGTATGTCCCTCGCGACGGGCACTGGGCCCCGCGCGAAACGCGAGGACGACGACGATGAAGACGCTGCGATTCGGGATCGAGATCGAGACGGTGGGCCTGAGCCGCGAGAAGCTCGCCCGCGCCATCCACAGCGTGGTCGGGGGCACGGTCGCCGACGAGTACCGCAGCTGGCGCATCACCGACGCGCGCGGGCGCCGCTGGCAGGTGGTCCCGGACGGCTCGCTGAGC